AAGTTTTCTGATGCTCTTATGGCAGCTGAAAGCGCACTATTAGATTATTACTATGCAATTGAAGACGGAAAATATGATGGTAAAGTAGAAGTAGACAAATAATGAAAACGTTTAAGCAACATATTAACGAGAAAGATATGACAGCAATATCTTCTTGGAAAAGAAAATTAAAGAATGTAAAAGGTTTAACTCAAGACCAATTACAAATGTTAAGTCAAATGCCAACACCTGTACTTACATCTTTGATTAATCAAGTTGGTATGATTGTTGCTCAAAAAGAAATAGAAGAAGCTCCATTGGTTATGTCCGATAGAGAAATATTAGATTCTATATGGAAAGAAGTTAAACCAAAATTAGAAAAAGAATTAAAAAGAGGCAATATGGAAACTACTAACATGATTGCCAGATTAGCTAAGTTTAAAATAACAAAAGCTGGTCAATCAAGAGGACGTTCCTTTAGGTACGATTTAAAACGATGATATCATTTAAAGAATATACAAAAAAAATTAACGACGGCGAATGGGAAGCAATAACTGAAAAGCAATTGCAACAAACTGACGAGAATTTAGGTCCAGTAGCTTCTCAAGTTGTTATTGAACTAACAGAATTTTTATGGAAACTTTTAAAGTTATTAGGTAATATAATTAAATTTTTAACCATATATAGTATAAAAACTATATGGGGAGGAAGCAAGTTTTTATATAGAAGATATAATAAGGAAGCAAGAGCTGACAGAAGATTTCAAAGGCAAATGGCAAGAACAAGTAAGCAAGTTAAAAAGCTACGTTTATCTCAAGAAAAATATAAAAATGCTGTATTAAGATTAGAAAGTATGAAAGAAGCTTTATCAAGTATGTCAAAAGAAGACCAAATAAAACATAAACAAGAACTTAAAAATTATAATGATAAAATAGATGAATTAACAAAACAAGCTGATGCGGCTTTAAAAAAATTAAAAGCAGTATCATGATTACATTTAAACAATATTTAGCTGAAGAAGCAATTATAGAAGCAAATATTAAAGACTATGTTAAAGATTCTGATGTTTTTCTTAAAAAATTAGCTATTGCAGCTGGTGTGACAACTGCTGAATTAAGTAAATCAACTGCAAAATTTTTAGTTAAACCTAATAATTTATTATTATTGCCTTTTATATTATCATATTATTGGTTTCCTAAAACAACAATAACTTTAACTGTAGGTCTTCTTAAAACTATTTTATTATTATTTGGAATATATGGAGATGCTGCTACTAAAGTTGTTAACACTCTTGGTATAGGTGTTATATCTGCAGGAGCTTTAACAATAGCATTATGGGGAAAAAGAACAGGAACTAAAATTGTAAAATCTTGGGAGATGCTTATTAAAAAGGAAAATATTCCTGCTATAAAAATGGATAAAGTAGCTGATGATAAAAAATCAGTAGATGCATTTGTAAAAACTGCACAAGGTAAAAAAGTATGAAAAGTTTTAAATTATTCTTAGAAGGATTAAGTAGTAGAGAAAGAGCAGATATTAAAGCAGCTCTTGATGCTGGAAAAACAGTGACTGGAACATCAAAACACGTAGATGGTAAGTTTAAGATATTAAAATTTACTACTGTAGTTAGTGGTGTAAATAGAATTCCAAGAGCTTTAATTGATGATGGTAATAAAAAAAGATATATTGATACAATGGCAATAGATTCTTTTAACATTAATGAATCAATAAAAGAAGGCGAAGGTAAGTATAAAGGCGAAACTTGGGAACAAGGTTATAAAAGAAGAGTTGTAAGAACAACAAAACCTGAACATAAAGAAAAAGGTTATAACTGGAGAATTAAAGGTAAAGAAAGAAATGAGATTTCTATTAAGTTATATAAATCTAAACCTTCCTTTGCACAATACAAACAAGAAATGAAGAGGGTAGCAGGTCATGAGTTCGGTGGTTAATTTTAAAGAATATAGAACTAAGTTTGGTTTATATGAAGGAAGACACGTTCCTTTAGAAGAACCAATGATTGAAATGGACGAAGCAGTTTATCAAGGTAAGAATGTAGAACTTAATAAACCTAAAAGGTCTTCAGGTCCAAGTAAGTATGTTGTATATGTAAAGAATCCAAGTACTGGTAATGTTAAAAAAATTAATTTTGGAGATGCAAAAGGCGGCTTATCTTCAAAAATAAATGATAGAGATGCAGCTCGTAATTTTGCTTCAAGACATAACTGTGAAATGAAAAAAGATAAAATGAAAGCTGGATATTGGGCTTGTAGATTACCAAGGTATGCAAAGTCTTTAGGATTAAAAGGTGGAGGTAATTACTTTTGGTAGACCTACCTTTTGTTAAAGAAGAAGATTTAGACGGAGAAGTCCGTGAGTTTCTTATCGATCGAGACGATGAGGAATATGTTTGGCATAGAGATAATGAACATCGTGAAGTTGAAGTACTCGAAGGCGAAGGCTGGCGTTTTCAATATGAAAATTGTTTGCCATATTTGTTAACACCTGGCATGATATTCGATATACCGAAAGGCGAATATCACCGATTAATCAAGGGATATAATAACCTTAAATGTAGGATAATCTTTAAAGATGGATAATACAGAGATGAAACAGGTATATACAGTACAATCACAAAGATTAGACCGTATAGAAGAGAAGTTGGACCAAATGGCTCAGGCGATTATAGCGCTTGCGAGAGCTGAGGAAAAAATCTCGACCCTGGCTGAATTTAATAAGCAGCAGTCAGAACAAATACAAAGTCTTATAAATAGAATAGACCGTGTTGAGCAATTAGTGAATAGCAATGCAAGTACGGTTAATGTAATAAATAAAATATTCTGGGTTATAATTGTTGGTTTAATATCAGCAGTCACCTGGGAAATGATAATTCATTTAAATAACTAACGGAGAAAAAAATGAAAAGATTATTTAACGATGATATAACAAAAAGCATTGCTGCAACAGTACAAAATGTACTTGAAGGCAAGCCGGCTGTTAAGAAAGAGGCTGAAGAGTTTAAGCCTCACATGATGTATGACCCTAAAACTGGAAAAGGTTATAAAGCTGAAAAGCCTGAAGACCACGAAAGAATGGCTAAGTTGGGTTATGTACATGAAAAACCAAAAAATGTTTCTGAAGTAGAGGAACCAAATAAACCAACAAAGCATGCTAATATGGGTTCTAAGCAAGGCGAAGACGAGTTTAAGAAAATGCATAAAGGCAAAAAGGTTGGCGAAAACGAAGATGGTAAAGTCGTAAAAGAATATACTATTAACGTACCTTTAAACGAAGAAACAATTGATGTTGACTATATTGGAGGTAGAGACCTATCAAAAAAGCTTGAAAAGAAGTTTAAAGTAAAAATTAAAGATACTGGTTCAACAACTGCTGATATAACTGGTACTAAAGCTAATCTTATTAAACTTCTAAAATCAGACGCTTACTTAATGGATGAAGACGAAATCGAAGATACATTTCCAGAGCTTTATGAAGCTGTAGATGAAGAGTCTGCTAAACAAGCTGCTTATAAAAAAGTATTTGATGCAGCACTTAAAAAGTTTGGTGTTAGTGGTATAGGCGAACTTGATGCTGAAAAGAAAAAAGAGTTTTTTAATTATGTCGACAAAAACTATGAAGCAAAAGCTGAAAACCTAGATAATGAAGATGATGAAGACGTAGATGAAATTACTAGTAAGCAATCAAAAAAACTTCCACCAGCTTTAGTAAAAGCTATTAAAAAGAAAGAAAAGGAAGAAGTAAAAGAAGGTAAATTATCTGTAAAAGCTTTTACTGGACCAGAAGGCGGTGGCCCATCTCATAAAAGGTTTGGACTTAAACTTAAAAAATTAGGTTCTAGCCAATATGGAGGAGATGATGTAGAATTATCTGGACCTGATAGTAGTTTACTTAAATTTGCAAAAGCAGCTTTAGGAGTTGTTAAAGCTAAAAATTTAAAGGATGCACAAAAAGAAATAGACGACGTCGGACCATAAACTATATTATATATAATATATGATGAAAGTATTTGATGAGCTGAATAATAAGAATTTTAAGCTGTTTGCAGCTCAAAATTATAATAATCCGGAATGTACGGATGTTGAAGAGTTTAAAAATGACCTTTCAAGATTTAAATATCTTAAAAGGCTGCTTACAAGATACGAAGAACATGGTGAATTACAGGAAAGATTAATCCTTAATCATATAATAGTTCTTTATAATGTATTTGGTATAAAAGCATGTAATAAGATGATGTGGTTTAAGATTGATGAAAATCACTATCAATATATAAAACCATTTTTAGTATATCTTCATTATCTGCCAGAGGATGAAAAGGTTGAGGTAATAATGGACCCCAACATAGTAGAGGTATTAAGAGAACTATAATGTCATTTGTATCAAGAGCAGGAGATTTATTTTACGCATTTCGTTTTTTGAAATTGCTCGTTACTCCGTTTAGCAAAACAAAAGCGTATGCGCTTGGTATAATAGATGATAAAGGTAAAGTTCTTAAAAGAGCAAAGCAAAGAACAAAGCCTGACGAAAAAGCAGCTTATACTGTTTTTCATAGATTGGTATTTAATCTAAAAAGGTTAATAGGTAAAGTACCAGGTGGAAGGTCAGTTGTTGCAAGATATGGAGCAGCTCTTTTTCTTATCAGAGAACATACAAATATGTCTGATGAGAAAATGATGGAAATGCTAGAAAAAGCATTAGATATAGAGATTGACCCGTATGATTTAACTGAAAATACTTGGTATCAAGATGAGAATTCTAATTTATATCCAGGTAATTATATATTAACAGAAGATATTGCATCACCAATAACTGGAGAGGTAATAGCATTAAAAAATACAAGAGTGGTTGTTGAAGATTTACAAGCACCAATTGGAAGGTTTCAAGATATAAATATTTATAGAGTAAAACATTCTAAAACAAACCAGGAGCTTTACGTAAGTAATGGAGATATATGCAGGTAATTACACTTAAAGAACATATGATGCTAGAAGAGATGGGCTTCACTAAAGAAGACTTAAAAGAATCTTTTTTCGTAACCATAGCTCCTTATGTATTTGCTGCATATAGAGTAGGAAGAATGTTAAGAAATTCTAATAGTGCTATAAAGTACATGAATAGAAGTCAATCAACTAGAATGGTAGATGACTTTGTTGGTCCTCCAAAACCTTATAGATTTGGCGACCCAGATTTTGTTGGACCAGGACCTGGTACAATGATGAAAACAAACAGATTAAACAATCTTGCTAAACAACTTAATATGGACCCAGAAAATTTAGGTATGATTCTAGGAGGCTCTCTTGCAGTATTAGTATTAATATTAGCATTTACAGCGAGAAAACAAATAGCAGCAGTAGCAAGATATATCGCTAAAAAATTAAAACAAATTTATGGTAAAAGTAAAGCGGTATTTAAAAAAGCTTTAAGTAAAGCTGAAGAAAAAAAATTAGAAAAAGCATTAGCAAAACAGGTGGCATAATGAGAAGAAGTTTTAAAGAATACGAAGCAATGTGGGAAGATGCGGCTGCAAATTCAGTCGGTGGCGGAGGTGTTGCAATGCCAGCTGATATGATGCCAAAAGATAAGCATAAGAAACATAAAGATAGAGTTAAAAAATCTATGTATGATGGTAGAACAAAAGAAGGTAAAGCATTTATTAAACGTATATTAGATAGAAGAAATAAAAAAATGCTAAAAGGCCAAACAGATTTAGATGAAGGTAGATATAACTCTAAAACAGATTCATACGATTTTGATGAAAACGATTTTAGATACTATCGAACAGGAGAATTAAGATTAAGAAATAGTGCACTTAGATATGATATAGAAAAAGCATTTAAAAAAGCTGGTTATGATATATATGGTGGAGATTTAAGTGTAAGTATGGGCAAAATAAGATTTAATAGATATAGTAAACATTGGGAAACTGATGATAAAAAATTACGTAAAGTAGTTTTAGATGTTATTGGCGTAGATATAGATAAATTATAATATGAAAGATTTTGTTATTAAAGTTTGGAATCATATTAAAAATTTTTGGTATTGGCTATCTAGTTTTTGGACAATAAGATATACAATACATGTCTCATATGATTCTCAATGGGGCAATGAAGACGACCAAGTGTACGAGCACGTACGTAAGATAATCAAAGCAAATTTCAAAGAACTAAAATTTAGAACACATGATAAAAGAACTGTGCATATAAGAGGTATGCAAGGTTTAAGATATAGGATAGAGGACGAATAATGAATCAATTAACTATGGGTTTACTCGTTGCTTTAGGTTTAGTGACATTCTTTTTATATAATCAGAATCAAACACTAACTCAAAATAATATAAAGTTAGAAGCAGCAATTGAACAACAAGAAGAAGCTATGGAAGCTTTACGAGAAAGTTATGAAAAACAAGGTAAGGCTTTACAAAACATGAGCAGAAAAAATGCTGAAATAGAAGCAGAAAAAGCTGAATATTTAGCAATATTCTCTAGGCATAACTTAGATTTATTAGCAGTTAAAAAACCTGGATTAATAGAAAACAGATTTAATGGCGCAAGTGAAGCGGTAATGGAGGGTCTTGAAGATGATACAGAAGCTTTGTACAATCTCACTAATCCTAATAATTAGTGGTTGTTCCTTAATGGGAACTAAACAAATAGAAGTCAGTTCTAAACCTATTGAAATAGATATAATGCAACCAGACTTACCACGTCCTGTACAATTAACAGCACCAAAGTGGTGGGTTGTTTCAGAAGCAAGAATTGCAAATCCATGTAAAAAGGTTGATGATAAAAGACCAAAGGCATGCGATTTAGAAGATAGAGAAAATCCAGATTGGCCAGAAGGCTATACATATTTGGATAGATTCCTAGATGAAATGAAAGAATTAAATAGTGGAGAAGTTGTATTTGTAGCAACTACAGTTGGTGACTATAAAGTTATGGCTGAAGATATGCAAGAACTTAAAAGATACATAAAACAATTAGGTGAAGTAGTCATATATTACAGAGATGTGACTATGCCAAACGGAGATAAAGGCAAAGGAGTTGGAATAGAAATAGAAAACCCTGAAGCTTTAGAAGAGATAAGAGGCTAAAATGATTGGCCTAGTAATAAATATTGTCAAGGCGATAATATCATTACTACTTAAAGTTTATAAACCTAATTGGCTATTAAGATTAGATAAATACCTTGAAGAAAAAATTGGTATTGATATAATCAAACAAGAAAAGAAATGGTTTGAAAAGCATCCTCTATTACTTAAAAGAATAGAATTGCTAGAAAGAGATTCGCATGCACCTTGTCCATTAGAGGAGTTTGATGCGTACCCAGCGCTTATCAAACGTATTGAAGAACTAGAAAAAAAAGTAAAATAAAGGTTTACAAATCATAGGATTTGTGATATAATATATATTATTATGAATGGAACAAATACAATTAATGTCACTAAGCGAGATGGTTCTATCCAAGCATTCGACTTGGAAAAAGTTCACAAAGTTTTAGAATGGGCAGTTGAAGATATATCAGGCGTATCTATGTCTGAAATAGAACTTAAAGCAAATATTCAATTATATGATAAGATTCCAGCTTATGATATCCATGAGCTACTTATCAAATCAGCCGCTGAACTTATATCAGAACAAACACCAAACTATCAATTTGTAGCAGCAAGACTTATTTCTTATAAAATGAGAAAAGAAGCTTATGGTGAATATGAAGTACCGCCTCTTACTATGATTATAGAAAGAAATGTTGAACTTGGTGTATATGATAAAGAAATTACTAATTTGTATAATGAAGACGAAATAGTAGAATTAAGTAATTATATTAAACATGAAAGAGATGATACATTTACTTATGCTGGTATGGAACAGTTTAGAGGTAAGTATTTAGTCCAGGATAGAAGAACTAAACAAATATACGAAACTCCACAAGTATTGTATATGATGGTTGCTATGACTTTATTTAGCAACTATAAAGATAATAGATTAAAATTTGTAAAGGATTATTATGATGCAATTTCTCAATTTTATATATCGCTACCTACGCCGATTATGGCAGGAGTTAGAACGCCAACTAGACAATTTTCTTCGTGCGTACTCATTGAGTCCGGAGACAGTCTTGATTCTATTAATGCTACTGCTACTTCTATTGTTAGGTATATAAGTAAAAAAGCTGGTATTGGTATAGGTGCAGGTTCAATAAGAGCATTAGGTGCTAAAATAGCAGATGGCTCAGTTGTTCATACAGGACTTATACCATTTCTTAAATATTTTCAAAGTGCTGTAAAATCTTGTTCACAGGGAGGAGTAAGAGGTGGTGCTGCAACTGTATATTTACCTTTGTGGCATTATGAATATGAAGACTTAGTTGTACTTAAAAACAATAAAGGTACAGATGAAACAAGAGTTAGGCACATGGATTATGCTTTTCAATTTAATAAACTTATGTATGAAAGGTTAATTGAAGGTGGTAATATTACTTTCTTTGACCCAAATGATGTACCAGGTTTATATGAAGCATTTTTTATTGACCAAGATAAATTTAAAGAACTATATGAAAAATATGAAAGAGCTCATAGTATAAGAAAAAAATCTTTACCAGCATTAGAAGTATTTCAATCATTTTTAACTGAAAGAAAAGATACAGGTAGAATTTATCTTATGAATGTAGACCATGCAAACGACCATGGTGCATTTATATCAGAAAGAGCTCCAATAAGAATGAGTAATCTATGTTGTGAAATAGATTTACCAACTACTCCACTTAATGGACCAGAAGATGAAGATGGAGAAATATCTCTTTGTACTTTATCAGCTATTAATTGGGGTTTAATTAATGAACCACATGAGTTTGAAAAGTACTGTGATTTAGCAGTAAGAGCCCTGGATGAGTTATTAGATTATCAAGGTTATCCTATACCAGCAGCTATGAAAGGTACTTTAAATAGAAGACCTTTAGGTGTAGGTATTATTAACTTAGCATATTTCCTTGCAAAGAGAGGACTTAAATACGACGAATCAGCCTATGAAGTAGTAGATGAATATGCTGAAGCTTGGTCATATTATTTAATAAAAAGTTCTGCAAACCTTGCAGTTGAGAAAGGAAAAATGATATATAATACTGATACGAAATATTCTCAAGGAATACTTCCTATCGATACTTATAAAGGGGCGATAGATAATTTAATAGCGCACAGAGAAAGATTACCGTGGAAAGACTTGCGTAAGCAACTCAGAGAAACTGGAATCCGAAACTCTACTCTTATGGCATTAATGCCTGCAGAAACATCCGCTCAAATAAGTAATAGTACAAATGGTATTGAACCTCCAAGAGCTTTAGTATCATATAAACAAAGTAAAGACGGTGTAATGGCACAAGTCGTACCAGCCTATCATCATCTTAAGAACAAATACGATTTACTTTGGGAACAACAATCTCCTGAAGGATATTTAAGTATTTGTGGTATATTACAAAAATATATAGACCAAGGAATATCAGTTAACACATCTTATAATCCCGAAAATTACGAGGATAATAAGATTCCCATGTCTGTAATGATACAAGATTTATTTACAGCATACAAACTTGGTTTAAAACAATTGTACTATTTCAATACATATGATGGTGCAGGAGAAATGAAGGAGGATGAACATCACACTTATGACACAGGAACAACAAACATCGAAGAAGAAGACTGCGACGCCTGCACAATCTGAAGACTGGGACATGCTTCCAGACGTTGAAGATTTAGAAAAAATAGTAAATAGAGAACTTGAAAAGTTAAAGGAATTTGAACGTGCCAATACTACAGAAAAATAAAAAATCACATTTAGAAAAAAACATGTTTTTAGATGAGGGTGTTGATATTGCAAGATATGACCAAGTCAAATATCCTCAAATCGAAAAAATAACCGATAAACAATTAGGCTTTTTCTGGAGACCAGAAGAAGTTGACGTGTCAAAAGACAAAAAAGACTTTGGAGAACTTACCGACCATGAAAAACATATCTTCACATCGAACCTCAAACGTCAAATATTACTGGACTCTGTTCAAGGTCGGGCCCCGAACCTTGCTTTCCTTCCTATTGCTTCGTTACCCGAAATTGAGAATTGGATTGAGACTTGGTCGTTTTTTGAAACGATTCATTCCAGGTCGTACACGCACATAATTAGAAACGTATATCCTAATCCATCTGAAGTATTTGATGAGATGCTAGATATAAAAGAAATACTTGATTGTAGCAATGATATTGCAAAGTATTATGATGATTTAATTCATGACAATAATGCAGCAACTAATAAAATGCAACATAAAAGGTCTTTATATATGGCAATGCTTTCAGCGAATGCTCTAGAAGGAATACGTTTTTATGTATCCTTCGCCTGCAGTTGGGCATTCGCTGAGCTTAAAAAAATGGAAGGCAATGCTAAAATAATTAAATTTATTGCAAGAGATGAGAATACACATTTAGCTTCTACAACAGTCATGTTAAAAAATATGATTAAAGAAGATAAAGATTATCAAAAGATAGCTAAGCAAAATGAAGATACAATAATAAAACTATTTGTAGATGTTATTGAACAAGAAAAAGCTTGGGCTAGATTTTTATTTAAAGATGGTTCAATGATTGGATTGAATGAATCAATCTTAGAAAACTATGTAGAATGGATAGGTTGTAAACGAATGAGAGCATTAGGTTTACCTTGTCCTTATACAGTTCCACAAATGAATCCATTACCATGGACAGAAAAATGGATATCAGGCGGAAACGTACAAGTTGCTCCACAAGAAACTGAGATAAGTTCTTATGTTGTAGGTGGAGTAAAACAAGACGTTGATGATAAAACATTAAAAGGATTATCACTATGAGCCCAGACCCGTGGAAAAGACCAAGTGCTGTTGATGACGCGGCTAATGTAATGTCGGGTTATGAAACACAATTACAATTAAATTTAAACAAACCAGCCGATGCCACCCCTGAACAATTTGAAGAATGGCAAGAAACAGAATTAAATTGGTGGGCTGAAAAACAATTACCTTTAGTTGCCTTTATGGCATTTGTACAGTTATTTGTTTTTGGTGGTATGTTAATGGCATTTTATCTTATAGGACAGGCATTTAAATGAACGACGCATTTTATTTATTAATAGGTATATGTGGCTTTGTATTTGGTACAATAGCAATCACATATGATAATTTAGAGTATAAAGGATATAGTAGTGCACATAGTTGTACGGGAGACTGTTATGTTAAATATGTTGAAGAAAATGGTACACCAGCTCAGATTGAGCAGAAAAAAAGAGCAGCCGCTGAATCAGACCCATTCAGTTCCATTAAAGGACTTTGGGCCGGTTGTGCAGCATGCCACGGACAAGAAGGTCAAGGAATGGGAGTCTTTCCCAAACTTGCCGGACGAGATGCGTCGTATATTTCTGAAAAGTTATATGCGTACAAAAATAGAGAAGAAGTAGGTTCTATGAGTTCCACTATGTGGGCTCAAGCTGGTATGTTATCTGATGGAGATATAGATACTATAAGTAAATTTATTGAGGAGACAATGAAATGATAGAAATATATGGAAAACCACAATGTCCATTTTGTGATAGAGCAAAAGCTTTATGTGAACAAAAAGGATTAGAATATACTTATAAATCTTTAGGTACAGATTTTGGTAGAGAAGAAATGATAGAAACATTTCCAGGCGCAAGAACCTTTCCACAAATTATAGTTGATGGCGAAAAAATCGGAGGGTATACAGATTTAGAGGCTCATTTGCAATGATATTGGAATGCGAGTATTGCTATTCTCGAATAGTAATTAAGCCTGACGATAGAGAACTTAAAATTAATTTTTGTCCTCATTGTGGTGAACCTACTGACGATGACGCTGATGAATTAGACTTTAATGAATATGACTAAATTTGATAAAAACTTTCACTTAAACTTTTCACCATTATATGTAGCATTTGTATGGATGATACTAATGTTTATATTTCTACCATGAAATGGACATATCAAGGACGAGAATATAATCCACCAGAAGATTTTACACCTTCTGATTTATATGGATTTGTCTATTGTATAACAAATAGAGCCACAAATAAAAAGTATATTGGTAAAAAATTCTTTTGGAAAGCTAAAACACTTCCCATAACTAAAACAAGAAAACGTAGAAAAAAATTAAAAGTCGAATCAGATTGGAGAGATTATTGGGGTTCAAATAAACATTTACAAGAAGATGTAGAAAAATGCGGACAAGATATGTTTTACAGAGAAATATTACATTTATGTAAAACTAAAGGAGAGTGCGCATATATGGAAACAAAAGAACAATTTGATAGAGAAGTATTGTTAAATGAAAGTTATTATAATGGTATAATCAATTGTAGAATAGGTTCAAAAAGTGTGAAAAACTTGTTTACAAATGACTAAAAGTATGTTATAATATATACTATATGAAAAAATATAAAGATAATGTTATTCCTTTTCCAACTAAAAAGGAACAGGAAGCAAAAAAAGAAGCTCAAAACTTAGATATATTAAGTAATGATTGTGTTGAATGTTCTCATTACCTTATGGAAGTACTTGAAGAGTTTATTAAAACTGGCCAAGTAAGCGAAGGATTAATGGAAATGGATTTTAGAAATGAAACAGTTCAAGAATCAAGAGATATGTTTGTTATAGTTAATTTATTAAATGCAATGTTTAATAGATACTATGGTATTCCACATGGATTACATCAAACACTTGATAACACTTATGTCAAAATAAAAGAAATGATTCTTATTAACGAAAAGGCACAAAAAGATTTATATACATTTGTACCAGAAGATGGAGAATTAGAATTTACTTTTGAGCCAGACTTTGACTTAGACCCTGAAGGAGATGATGATGATACTAATTGATTATAGTCAAATAGCACTTTCAAATATAATTGTACAAAAATTAAATGATGAAAGTATGATAAGGCATATGATACTTAACAGTATTCGTATGTATAATAAAAAACATAGAGATGAATATGGCCAAGTTGTTATATGTGCCGATGGTATGAACACTTGGAGAAAAGAATTCTTTCCAGAATATAAAGCTCATCGTAAAAAGAATAGAGAAGAATCAGACCAGGATTGGAATGAGATATTTAGAATATTACATACAGTAAGAGATGAAATAAGAGATTATTTACCATATAAGGTTATCCACATGGAAGGTGTAGAAGCTGATGATATTATTGGTACACTTACTATGCAAACACAAGAGTTTGGTATGGATGAACCAGTAATGATTATATCTTCTGATAAAGACTTTATACAATTACAAAAATATAAAAATGTAAAACAATGGTCACCTATACAAAAGAAATTTGTCACAGATAAAAACCCAAGAACTTATTTATTTAATCATATAATGAGAGGAGATAGTGGTGATGGTGTACCAAATGTTTTATCAGCTGATGATACATTTATCAGTGAAAATCATCAAACACCATTAAGACAAACTAGGATTGATAACTGGTTAGAAAATGCTGATAATTTAAGAGATAATATGGATGAAGATACATACCGTAATTATCAAAGAAATAAAAAACTTATTGACCTAACTGATATACCAGAAAACATACAAGAAAGTATTATAAATAATTTTAACGGGCAATCAAAAACGCCAAATATGAAAGTATTGAATTATTTAATAAAGAAAAGATGTAATCATTTAATTGAAGTCGTGGAGGAATTTTATAATGGCTAGAAAATTAATATCTGAAGTCCTGACTGAAGCAGGCAAAATCGTAAAAAGAGATGAAAGAATTAAATTCTTACAACTTAATAAATCACCTGGTCTTACTGACATACTTAGAATACAGTATGATGATACAGTAGTATCAGCTTTACCTGAAGGAGCTCCGTCTTATAGACAAGATGACGCACCTAAAGATTATCAATATACAGTATTGAATAAAGCATATACACAATTTAAATATTTCTTTAAAGGACCAATAGCAAATGATTTAAAGCCACTTAAAAGAGAAGGCTTATTTTTAAATTTGCTAGAATCACTTCATGTCGAAGAAGCTGAATTACTTATTGCAGCAAAAGACAAAAAAATGAAGTACAAGGGAAT